ATCGTACAAAGATTGACAGAATTGTCGTGTAAATAAATATTCATAGATTAAACTTGGAGAAAGGAAATCTTTTATGCTAGAACAATGGAAAGTAATTGAAGAAGATAGAGTGCTTAAGGACACCTTTTTGGTGAGTAACCTTGGGAGAGTTAAAACTAGAACAAGAACTTATTATTGTGGAAAATACCCCGTCAAACGCACAATAAAAGGTGGAGTTCTGAAACCCTCTGAAACAGGTAAAACTAGAAATGGTAAAGGGTATCTTGGAATACCTCTAAGATGTGAAGATGGAGGTCAAAGAAGCTTCCTTATCCACAGACTAGTAGCTAAGTACTTCTTACCTGATTGGGATGAAAACTTAACTGTCAATCACATAGATGAAGACAGATTCAACAATAAGGTAAGTAACCTTGAGATGGTGACTCAATTACAGAATAACAACCATGGTGACAGAAAGAAGAAAGTTGAAATCACTAGAGAGACTAACAAGTGGTCAGGAAAGTGTGTAAGACAAGCTGTAAAACTTACTAATATTATAGACAACACAGTTCTATACTTCCCTAGTAAGAATACAGCATGTAAATTTCTTAGAGTTCTTCCACACAAGCTTGACAATGTATTGTCAGGTAAGAGAACTCATGTACATGGTTGGAAAGCAGAAAGAATAAGCACTGCTAGGTATCGTGAGAACCTAGTACCCAAAACATAAATTGCTTTGAAAGAGCTTAGAGCCTTAATACCACAATAGAGGGGAAACCACTCTATGAAGGTTTGAAAAGTTTAAGGATTGCTCAGTTTAGCATCACTACCCCTAAGTCTTCGGATATGGGGAATGTTCAACGACTATCCCATGGGCTGGGAGTAGGGTTCAAGTGAACTCGAAAGAAGAACTATCTCTCGTAGATAGAAAGATATAGTCTGGTCACTCTCTGTAATGGAGGTGCTGTGAATTGACACAGAGTTGGATTAACGACCCAATGAAACACTCGCATCATAACGCTACTACTAATGATGCTGTAGCTAGACATACTTGGTATGTTTCTTCAGGTCATGGTACATCTGCTCACTACCAAGTAACACCTGATAAAATTTGGGGATGTGTTGGTGAAAACTATGTTGCCTACCATGCAGGTAACTATCCAATGAACCAACGCTCTATTGGTATTGAACACTTGAACAACACTGGTGCGCCTACATGGACTATTGCTGAGGAAACTTATAGAAACTCTGCTAAGCTCATTCGTGATATCTGTGAACGCTATGGTATTCCTATTGATAGACAACACATTCTGAAGCACGGTGAAGTATCATCTACAGCATGTCCAGGAGGAATTGATATTGATAGACTTGTAGCTATGGCTAGAGGTGCTGAATATGTAACTCCTTCTAAAGCTACACCTAAACCCTCTGCTCCTGGTAAGATGCAACATGCTTATAGAGTAGATGATCTTAAATATGTTAATGGTTTGTGGCAAGTGTATAGTAAAGAGCTTGTACCAGTATCCTTTAACTGGGTTAACTAATTTTCAGCTCAGTATAAACTAGGTGAACGCATACAAAGCGGTGTCATGTTAATCATGGCTAACGGTGAAAATCCCTAGTGGACAATACCGTGCCAAGTCTGGTATAATACTAGAAAGGTGTAACGACTATTCCGAAAGGAAGTACATTAACTATTTGTACGTTAATGGAAGTGCCTAGACTTTAGAAAGAGGTATCATTTTATGAGTAAAACCAAACAAGGCATTTGTGCCTACTGTCATACTAAATTTAATTTGTCCCACAAGCAAGCATACAGAATGAGACATGGAATGTCTGTGTACTGTTCTGAAGAATGTGCTTTAGCTAATAGAGGCATGAGTAAGGTTGTTGTAAGCAACATTCCGTGCAAGAATTGTGGCAATTATTTCTTCCCAACAAAGGCTCAGTACAACTTATATAAATCTAACAATTTTTCACCAACATCTTATTGCTCAGACAAGTGTAGATACTCTAGAAATTATGAGCATAAAGATATGGGAGATTATGTTATAGTTTATGTAGGTGGTAAAGAAATCCTTCTAGATAAAGATACCTATGAAAAGCATTACAAAACTATATACCTTCATAGAAAAGGAAGTTATATTACTGTTAAAGTTTTCACAGGAGAAAAACAAAATCTAGCAAGGATTATAATGAATATAACAAGTCCTACACAAAAAGTAGACCACATAAATGGTAACACTTTAGATAACAGAAGAGTTAATCTTAGAGTAGTCACACATCAGGAGAACATGATGAATAAGGCTGATTACAAAAATAATTCTTCAGGTGTGAAAGGTGTTAATATAAACTCTCAAGGGTTATGGGTGGCTAGGATACAAGTTGGTGGGAAAAGGATTTTCTTAGGTTCTTCTAAGGATAAGGACAAAATGATAAAGCTAAGGCTTGAAGCTGAAAGAAAGTATTTTGGCAAGTATGACAGAAAATATCTAAAGTAAGAGATAGTCTAGTCCAATTAGTAATAATTGGTGTAAACGAGAAAATGGAATTGCTGTAGAAGATATCATTATCACAGATAAGAATGGTGTTAAACTTCCTAATCAAGTGACACATGTAGGTGACTACTTTGTGTTTGACCAAACTGCAACTGGTGATACTGGTGTAGGTGGTGTAGGAGATGGAAACTACTATTGGAGAAAATTCAAGCTTAGAACTTCAGGAGAAATCTGGCTGTCTGCTTGGAACTTAAACCACTTATTGTTTGGTTAAGGGGGTGGGGTATATCCCCTCCCTATTTTATTGGAGGAACTATGGAAGACATTTGTAAACAAAAGGACTGCTCCTGTGAGAATGTTGGTATTGGAGACTGTACCAAGCTACAAGAGCTAAATGACCTTCAAATTAGACCTAAGATGAGAGCTATCCTAAAGGCTGAGTGGTGTAACCTTCCTGAAGCTATTAGAAGAGGCTTTTATGGTGTATGGTGTGTCCTAAAAAACATAATCAATCAACTGTGCTATATCCTTACTAAGCTAGAGTGTCTAGAAAGTAAAGTAGATAAGCTCTGTGCTATTGCTAAGTGTCAAGATCAAAGAATCACAGGACTTGTGGAACATATTAAAGGTAAGATGCTAGAAAATGTTGTCTTTGGTATGAAAGGTGTTGGTACATCTGCTAATGCCTCAGGTAATGGTGATACATTCACCTCAGTAGCTGTTCAACAAAATGGTAATTTTACTATTGTGTGGAACATGGTGTATGCAGGTAGAGAAGTAGGTAGAGGAACTATCACAGGTAAGGTATCTCACATGTATACCATGAATGAGGATGGATCTGTTAAAGCCTATGTATCTAGAGTTGACTTTGATAGTGTTAAATATGTAGGTGATGGAGGAAGCTATGGTAACAATGCAACATTCTCTATCCAAGACACTAGTGGTAGAACTGTTTGGACTAAATCTTACCAAACAGGTTCAAGCTTCACAGATAAGCCTGGATCAATTTCTATTGGTAAAGAAACTGTGTTGAGACCACAAGGAGGAAGCACAGGAGATATCTTACTATTTAAGACACTAGACCAATGGGATTTTGACCCTACTTCAAGTGATGTTAGAGCTACTTATGTAAACAACAATTCACCACTACCTAAAGTAGAAGGCTGTGTTATTGACTGTGACAACTGCTAGGAGAGACTATGTTTGAATATTGTCCTAATTGCAGATGCAGGATAAAGTTCTATAAAGCTCATGAATGTGAGAAAATGAAGCATGACCTAGCTGACTCTGTGAAGTTGGCTGGTGATGCTATTGCCAATGGAGAAGAGTGTAAAGTAAAAGAAAATACAGCACATGGGTTCTTCAGAATATGGTGTAATATCAAGAACATTATTGAGATCATCTGTGATATAATTAAACGTATGAAGTGCTTACAGCGTAAAGCTCAAAAGGTATGTGAAGCACAACATTGCTTAGCTGAGAGGATTGAAAGTGTCAATAGATTTATTGGTGTTTACAACTCTGATCAGGCTAACAAGCCTTCACCTGACCAGTCAGATTGGGAGGCTAATAAAAAGAGACTTGAATCAGACTATCAAACTAGTCTGAATGGTTACAATGCTAGAAAGGCTGAGTATGAAAGAGACTTGCAAGCATATAATAATAGCAATTCCAACTATGCTTCTGCTCTTGCTTCTTACAATGCTAGAAAAGCTGACTATGAAAGAAGAAAACGTGAGTATGAAGCAGGTAACAACCAACAAGGAGGAGCTACTAAGTGGCAAGAAGCTTGGGGTACATTCCAACGTAATGGTGCACCTCTAGATGTTGCTATGGGTGGATCACCTAATGGTAGTGTCCAAGGTATTGACCTCAGTGAAGCTCACAGAAATGGTTATGGTAAAGGTATTGGGTTCACTTCTAAGAATAATGAAGGTACTATTGTAGATATCCAATTAAACCTCTTAGGATACTCCTATGAGGCTGGTGTTGGTGGTAGACTACAGGGCTGGTATGTTCAATATGGAGGTACTTATGACTGGTACTTTGATGTGTATGCCTCTACAGATGGAGGAAACAACTATTCAGTAGTCCAAAAGGATATTCTACTTGCTAAGCATGCAGATACACAAAAACTTGCTTATGAGCCTAACTGGCATCTATCCACTATCAAGTGGAATAAGACATTCACAAACCTTCCTGCAAACTTCACTCATTTGAAAGTGGAAGTTAGAGGTAGCAATCCAGGAGATAGACACCAAAATGTGTATACAAGAGAGCAGATTGTGAGAAAACCTTTCCCTCCATTCACTGAGCAACCTCCTGTGAATAATGCTACTAAGCCTGAACCATTTAATGAGCAACCTCCTAAGAAACCTACTATTCCTCCTAAACCTGAGAAGAAAGTAGAAATTATTCCTCTCATTAAGGGTGGATGTGACCTTATGGATTGCAAGTTTGATTGCTTTATTGATGATAAATAGGAGAAATTATGTCAGATTGTATTAACTGTCAATGTGAAGAGATTGTACCAGGATCAACCGCCTGTGCATCTCTCTATAAACAAAATGATGACAGAATTAAACTTCATTCCCTTGTGTTAAGGGATACAACTCTTTGTGACCTACCTGAGCAGACTTCTAAAGCCTTCTATTCACAGTGGTGTTTTAATAAGAACCTCACTTCACAAGTATGTTGGTTGATGAATAACAGCTCAGGAGGTAAAACCTATAAAGCAGGTAAGGATATTAGTATCTCAAATGATGGAGTTATCTCCTTTACAGGAAAAATTCCAACTCCTTCTCCTGCTTACAATGATGCTGACCTCAGAGCTGAGAATACTAGACTTAAAAATGCTTTAATGAAGATCATTAATAACCTTACAGCTAGTGGAGCTTGGCAAGGAGGTCTTGAAGGAGACTTTGTTCCTAGAAGAAATATTGCTACAGGTAATATTAACTTGTTCTCTAACACAGTGGATAGTGACTTCTTCATCCGTACTAATAATGGTAAGACAGAAAATGACTTGGCAGGAGGTATTAACTAATGGGATGCACAACTTGTAGTGGAAACCCTAATACATGGTGTACTCAGTGTATGCCTGCTGAAGACACTTGGGTAGCTCCTGTAGATAAGCTACCTGATGTGTTCATGGGTGATAGAGACCATATGTACCTTCTACCTAATGGAGACCTTTATATCCTTTCTCCTGATAGAACTAAATGGATCAAGGTTAATGGTCAAGGAGGAGCTACCTTTGACGACACTAAGATTATCAATAGACTGAAAGCCCTAGAAGGTAAGACAGATAACTTCATCTCCTCTGTAGGTGTATCAAGAAATGGTAATAGAGTTAAACTTACCTACACACTTGTGGATGGTACTATCAAAGAGGTAGAATTTGAAGATAAAGATACTGTAGCCTTAGCCTATGATGATACTGCGCTTAAGTCAAGGATAAAAGCATTAGAAGATAAGCCTGATAACGATAAACAAAAACTATCATTAGATGGTAATAAACTAAAGCTTACAAATGGTGGTGAAGTTGACCTAAGTAAATATGACACACCTGTGGCTAGATATACTAAGAGAGCTATTAGTACAGAAGAAGCAGAAGGAGCTGAGTCTATAATTCCATTGGATAACCTTATTAACAAGTATGGTGTTAAAGAAGGAGATATTGTTCAGGATATTATAGATGATTATACAGGTTCAGGAGCACTAAAGTTTAACTATTGGGTAGTAAGTGAGATTATAGGTGACAATGCTCATATCTTCTATCTAGGTCAATCTCTTACTCATGGATATGCTGACGAGTTGAGAGATAGGATAACTGCTCTTGAAAATAAACCTACATCTACTGTAACACAGTCGCCTGTTCACAGATTTTATAATGGTGATATTCCAGGTAGAGCTGACTCTAATGTAACTAAAACTGTTAGTCTAAATAATATCAAAAATGGTGATGGAATTAAGGTAGGAGATACTGTAGAAGACTACTACGCAGATAAGTCTAATGTTAATAGAGGTATATGGAAAGTTACTAAAGTTGATGGTAATAATATAAACGTTCAGGGAATTGGTAACTATGACATAAACTTAAAGAAATTTCTTACATTTGACCAAAATACAAGAAAACTATCTATTGAAAATGGTAATACTGTTACACTACCTAATGATAAACAAACTATTACTAAACAAGGTAATCATCTTGTGTTATCTAATGGAGGAGGAGAAGTAGAGTTACCTACTCCTAAAGACTCTGTTCCTTATGATGATAAAGCTTTACGTGATAGAATTACAGCACTTGAAGGTAGAACTGATAATGATAAACAAACATTAAGCTTTAATAAAGCTACAAGAAAGCTCAGTATCTCTAATGGTAATAGTGTAGATATTCCTGATGAAAAACAGAAATTGTCTCTTTCAGGTAATACTCTATCACTAACAGATGGAGGTTCTGTAACCCTTCCTCAACAAACTCCATACAATGATACAGATGTTAAACGAAGATTGACTGCATTAGAAGGTAAGCCTGATAATGACAAGCAGACCCTCTCCCTTGACAATAACACAAGAAGGTTATCAATCTCTAATGGTAACAATGTAACTTTACCTAATGATAAGCAGGCTATCTCAATTAGTGGAAACACTGTGAGCTTATCTAATGGTGGAGGTTCTATCAGTATTCCTCAACCTAATCTATCAGGGTATGTTCCTATTGCAGAGTATAATAAACTAAAGGGTGCACTAGAAAATCTCCTTCAAAACCTTAAGAACTCAGGTGCTTGGAATCAAACAGGAGGAACTATTTTTGAGGGTAGCCTAAGACCTGATAGAAATATTGCAACAGGTAACATTAACCTCTTTGGTGGAACTGTTGATGGTAATGCCTTTATTAGAACTAACAATGGCAAGACTGAGAATGACCTTGCAGGAGGAATTAATTAATGGCAGATCAACCTACACTTAATCAGGAACAGATTACTAAGGTAAGACAAGCTTTAAGCCTTAATATCTATTCTACTGACAGTGGTACTAAGACCTATATCAATGGTAACAGCTTTAGGATTGAAAACCCTATGACTGTTCCTTCTGTTGGTGGAGGTCAAATTGCTGTTGGACATGTAAATACTGAAGGAAGTATCTACTATGATCTTGTGGTAGAAGGAACTAAGATTAAAGCTAAGAACACAAGGGCAGTTATCAAATCAGTGTCTTACACTAAAGTACCAGGACTTACTATTTCAGGTTCATTTGGTAATGCTTCTTATGGAATTAATACCCCACAAGGGATGATCTTTAATAAGTCTTATGACCCTGCTTTTGGGAATAACTGGACTGAAACAATTAATAAACAACTAAACATCAATGATGTTGAGATCTCTTCTAAGGCTAATGAGAAAAAAGGCAATGTAGCTACTACTAACGACCAGTGGCAGTTCAGTCCAACAACTGCTACTGTATCATTCAGTTTGACTGTACCTGATACAAGTATACTAAATGTTCCTCAAGCTCCTAAAGAGGGTACTCTTGTAGTTAAGTATATTAATAATGTTACAGGAGCTACACTAACCACTGAGAGTAAGAAAGTACCTGGTGATACAAGTCAATCACACACTGCTCCTGAGGTCTATAAGGCTACTTATAAAATCACAGGGAGCAGAACACAATCTGTGAAAGTACCTTCAGGACAAACCAAAGAGCTTACTTTTAGATACAATCCTATTTATGGACAGATTGTTAAGTTTATTGATAAGGACACTGGTAAAGAGATTCAGACTCAAAGTTACACACCTGTAACTCATGGAGACCCTTTCAGGAAAGATCCTCCTAATATCCCTGGTTACAGGCTTGTGTCAGGACAGAATCCTATCAATGTGCCTAAAGTAACAGGTACAGGTAACTTCACCTTCAGATATGAGAAGATTCCCACTACTGCTAATGTTATTGTTAAACATCTTAATAAGGCTAATAATCAACCTCTACGTGGGGATGTGACTCTAAGTAATCAGGCTATTGGTAGCAAAGTGAACTACAACCCTCCTGCTATCACTAACTATGCTCCTGAGCGAACAAGTTACACTCATACTGTGGTAGAAGGTAACAATGTCATTACTGTGTACTACACAGAAAATGCTAAGATTAGACCGTGGGCTATCAGAAAGTCTAACACTTGGAAGTCTCTTAACACTACTAGACAGTGGATGAAGATTAGAAGAACAGCTAACCAAAACTTTTGGGATACTAAGCCCAATGCTGAGATCTATGCTACTGATACTGGTAAAGAAAACTACTCACCATCACGTATTCGTAAAGGTGGTAAGTGGAAAGCACAAGGAAAGATAGGTAACTAATGGCTATTGATGATAAAACAACTAGATTAAATGAGGCTACATTTACTAGTTATGGTGAAAATCCTAAGGATCGCTGTTGGTATGATGAATGTGACTGTGATGAAATTCCTGTTGCAGATTGTCAACGATTAGTAGATGAAAATAACAAGGGTGTAGGACGGTTTGCATGTATGGCTGAGAGTCAGAAGTGCTACAATCCTAAGTTCTTCAGTTCATTCATGAAGAAGCTTGCTTGTCAACTTAACCACTACATCCAAAACATCTGTGCATTGTGGGATATGGTTCAGTGTATGGCTGAATACCTATCTAAGATGGGTGATGTAGGTGCTGTTCAAGTAAACTATGCTAGAAACTCTGCTGTGTCTTCTGCTGACTTCTATCACCCTATCACAGATGGTTATGACTTAGACCTCTACATGGACTCTACTACAGGAGTTGTAGCTGGTGAGTCTGATGATGGAAGAAGAAAACAAACTGATAGAAAGTATCGTGTTTACATCAGATGGTGTGCTGATGGTACTACACTTAATCCTGCTCAGGATAACACAATGGAGATTGTAGTTTATCACTCAGGAGAACAGTATACTGAAGACCTTAGAAAGAACCGTGGAGTACACTGGCAGATGACTGGTATCTCAGATGGTGCTATGGAGATGTCTGATAGTATTATTGTTCCTGCTGGACAGCACGTAAAGGTGAGAGTAGAGCCTGCTAACTCTTCTTCAGGTGTCTTCCGTGTACACCAATTCAAGCTAGAGTATACTCCTGTAATGGATGCACAAGATACTCCTGAATGTTTGAAACTTACAGAGCTTCCTAAGGATGACTGTAATTGTCCAAAATAAAAAGAGAGCTTAATTGCTCTCTTATTTTTTCTTATGTTTCTTGAGTCTCTTGTACAGTGCTTGTGGTGTAGATAACCCTAGCACAGTCTGAGTGTACTCAATGTAGCCTGAGTATAGCATTTGATAGTAAAGAAGATTCTGTTGTTCACGGATCTTCTTTTTTCTTGCTCTCATAGCATTTCTTTCTCTTGTGCTATGTGAAAGCTTAATAGCTTCAGTAAGCTTGTCAAATTCTCTTTCTAGCTTGATATACTCATCAGATGCCTTAGCTGGTGATGATTTAGGCTCTTCTGCTAACTTTACCTTTTCAATATCAACATTCATACGACCATAACTCCTCTCCACAGTTCTTTATATAAATAGTTATATCACCTTTTTGAACTCTAGTAATTTGATCATCTCCTGACCATTTCTTGATGAACTTCTGTCTCTTCTTAAAGCCACAGATGGTTTCATCATAGTAACAATTACCAAGCTCATCAATCAGTTTCACTTGGTACACCTTTATAAAATTCATACATACTCCTTGATATTACCAAGTCACTAACTTTAACCCTAGTCTTCTTAGGGTATCTAATCTTGCACATACCTCTTGTGAGCTTATAGTAAGCTACAAGCATGTGTCCTACATCATTAGGGGTAATGATCCTCTCTTTGCTATCTGCAAAAGGCTGATCTAGATACCACTTCATGAAGTCAATAGCAAACTTCTTATACTCTTGTGCATTAAACCTATCCTTCTCTACAATTTCAAGGTACATCTTTCTCATGCTAGGTGAGCATCCATTAATAAAGTCTAGTTCAATGTGTAGCTCATTAATGTAAGCTAGGTCAGTAGCTAGGTTATAAGCTGTGAACTTACTCAGTCCATACACATCACACTTCTTATTATAGTATCTATAGATCTCACTACACTTCCATCCATAGAATAGATCATCAGGAAGCTTGTCAATGAAATCTGCACAGGAAGCAAGAAACCTTTCTCCTCTATTAAGCTCTCTAGTCATTACCTGAATAGCAGGAGACTTGTAGTTAGGAGAGAGCTTAGCCTTAGCTGAGTTAAGCTTAGTTGCTATCTTTTCAAGCTGGTGTATAGTCACAACATCATGTTCATTAGTACATCTTCTGACATACTTTTCATGACCTATGTAACGATACACATACACAGTAAGAAGCTTATCCCTAAGGGGTACTCTAGCTGTGTTTAGTGTTCTAATAAACATTTGAGACATGTCATCAAGGTATTTTAGATTGTTAGGAAGATCATATCTGTAAAGATCTCCCACAGTCTTGTTACCTATTCTGTACTTGTGCTCAAAGGCATCTCTACGCTTTAACACATAGAGCTTAAACTCTTCAAGTTTATTCATATTTACTCCTTTAAGAAGCCTAGTTAGTTGGGTAATAGAAGCGAAATCAAAAAATATATAGTAACATAAATCGTGAGAATAACTTTGGGTGTAGAAATATCTATGGAAAGTCTTTTTGTACTAACTAGGCTTGTCAAAAAAGTAAATACCTTACAGAGAGTAGCTAGTGTGGGAATCACAAATGCTGGCAATCAAAATAAAAATGTAATCTATAAGGATATCCTAGCTACTCTGTGTAAGGTATCCACTAGGGATACCACTTAATTATTCTGCATCTGCCCAATCATCATCTGCATCCGAGTCTGTTGAGCCTTCTTCTTCCTCTTCATCAAGAGCAAAGATGTCACGTACATTGAATTGGCGTTTCCCATTGTAAGGATCACCTTCTTTGATCTCAACTCCCATGTACTTACCTACAATATCATCTGTGTCAATATCATCTGAGTTAGGATCAAGACCTACAGCTTCAATGATCTTGTAGAGTTGTTCTTGTCCATAAGTGTTGTCACGTACAAACAAGTTAAACATTGTAAGGTTTTCACCAAAGTTACCACGAAGCACAAACTTGTAGAAAAGTGCTCCTGTGTTTTGGTTAGTTCCTTGCTCTACAGCTTCCACAAGTACTTCATATCGTCCTGGTGTGTAAATAAATTCACGGACTTCAGGTGCTTTTGCTTTAAATGATAGTTTTGACATAGTTATTCTCCTTTTGTTTCCTTAGTTTCTTCTTTAGCTTCTTTTGATTTAGCTTCTTTAGCTTGTGTTGTTCCATCTGTGTATCCTACAATTGTTTCCCAAGTAGGGTTAGTCACAGTCTCAGGAATTGCTAGTCCAGGTTTGCGAGTTACCTTCAAGTTGTATGCAGGGTTTCCTGAAAGACGGACTTGATAGAAGTCCTTAGTCTTCTTAACTCCTTTAACAACTTTAGACTTAGTGATACGCTCTGTGTGTCCAATAACACGACTTGATGCTGTAAGGTACTTACCTACACTTTCCATCAAGTTAGGGATGATAGTTGCTGGAATGTTTTCATCTACAACATCTTCAAGGTTGACAGATTTTTGTTGGCAGATAACATATACATTTTTACCTGCATAAGATATAGCCACAAGCTCGTCAATAAGTCCTTTGAGGATAGTTGATGCTTCACCATACATAGGAAGAGTCATCTTCTTGCTTGAAGCCTTTTCCATAAGGTGCTTGTAAAGAAGCTCTTGAACTCCTGTGAAGTGATCCACAGCAATGCTATCAAAGCCTTTAGCAAAGTTCATAGCTTCCACTACATCATCCCATGTGTGGCATTCTGCTACAGCAAAACGATCATCAGGAGATACTGAAGCCAATCCACGGTCAGTATCAATCACTAGTACACTTCCAGGGAGCGTGTTGATGAAGGTAGTCTTTGAACTCCCAGGCTCACCATAGAATGTGGTTAGTGTGTGTAATTTAATTTTAGTTAGTTTTTGTAATTTCATGTGTTCCTACTTTCCTGTACTTCCATAACCACCACGGTTTTCATTACCTAAGTGGTCAACTTCTTTAAAATGAATATTAGGTTGGTTTTCAATAATTCTGAATTGACACAAGCGCTGTCCTTCTTCAATGAGTCCATCACGTGTAGCATAGAACTTAGCTCCCCAATAATCTTCATCACCACAGTAAGAGTTATCAATAACTCCTACACCATTTGTGAGAAGCAAGCCTGTGTTTTGAAATAGGCTTGATCTTGGTGCAATATGAGCTTCATAGTAAGAAGGTAACTCCATAGCTACTCCAAAGTAAACCTGAACTAAGTCACCTTTCTTGTAAACAATACTTTTAGGTGAGGCTAGATCAATCCAATCACCTTTTGTGAGATCCACAAGGTGTGCTACATTGTCTTTATACTTAATTTTAACTGTTTTCTTACTTGTCTTCTCAAAGAAGTAGTAGAGATCCAAGAGAAAATTAAGCAATAGTAAGATAAAAATTAATAATTGTGTGTTAGTCACTTTCATCTCCATATTCTGTTTTAATCAAGTAGTTAATAGCAATCTCCATATCACTAATAGCTACCTTATATAAATCTTCATGTGTTGTTTGCACAGATGTGTTTACAA